TGCAATAAATCGCTTGTCATCTGGGCTAATATGTGCTATGATCGACAATCCAGATTTGCTTAAATACTTAACAAAAACACTAATCAAAGATAAGTGAGGAATGTCCATGACAGAGAAATACGCCCTTCCTGAAACAACTCCGTGGTCAACGGTAGGCTACCTAACCTATCGGCGCACCTATGCCCGTCGCCTTGACCCCGACAATATGGAATCAGAAGTGGAGGAGTGGGAAAATACCATTGATCGTTGTATTGCGGCAGCTAAAGAGCAGCTAGGATGCGACATGACGGACGCGGAGTATGCCCGTTTGCGTTACTACATGCACCAGCTTAAGGGCACCGTGGCGGGGCGGTTCTTGTGGCAGCTAGGTACGGAGACTGTGGATAAACTGGGCCTGCCCTCATTACAAAACTGCGCCGCCTGTGTTATTGACCACCCCGTACGCCCGTTTACTTGGGCTATGGATCGCTTGATGCTTGGCTGTGGGGTTGGCTATAACCTACAGCGGGAATACGTGTACAAGCTACCGCCTGTCCTAGACTCGTTTGAGAAGCCTGTGCGCCACGATAATAAAGACGCGGACTTTGTGCTACCTGACACGCGGGAAGGGTGGGTTAAGCTCCTAGAATACACGCTACGCTCTGCGTTTTACGATGAAGATAAGCAGGGCTTTAGTTATTCGACGCAGCTTATCCGGGGGCACGGTGCGCCGATCAAGGGCTTTGGCGGTGTGGCTAGCGGCCCTGAGATTTTGTGCAAGGGCATTGACCAGATAGGTGATGTGCTGGCAGCTAGACGGGGCAAGCAGCTTCGTCCTATTGACTGTCTAGACATTATGAATATCATTGGGAGCATTGTCGTAGCGGGCAATGTGCGCCGCTCTGCCCAGATTGCCATTGGCGATCCAGATGATATGCAGTATCTTCGGGCTAAGAACTGGTCGGAAGGCAATATCCCTAACTGGCGCAGTAACTCTAATAACTCAGTGGCTTGTTCTAACATTGCCCATTTGCCAGATGCCTTCTGGAAAACCTATGAAGGCGGCAGTGAGCCTTACGGCTTGATTAACTTGAAACTTAGCCGCTCTTGTGGCAGGATTGGCGATACACAATACAAGGACAAGGGCGTAGTGGCTTACAATCCGTGTGCGGAGCAGAGTCTGCATAACTACGAGACGTGCTGCTTGGCAGAGGTGTACTTGCCTATGATCGAGAGCAAAAAAGAGCTAATTGACGTAGTTAAATTGCTATACAAAGTCAATAAGCACTCGCTGGCGCTGCCCGACACTGCCAGCCCAGAGACGCAGGCGATTGTTAATAAGAACATGAGAATGGGAATTGGTATTACAGGCTATTTGCAGGCAACGGAGGAGCAGAAGTCGTGGCTGCCTAGCTGCTATGAGGAACTGCGTAAATTTGACGCTGCCTACAGCAAAAAGAAGGGCTTTCCAGAGTCAATTAAGTTGACTACATGTAAGCCGTCGGGCACTTTAAGCCTGTTGCCCGGTGTTACGCCCGGAGTTCACCCCGGATATGCCCAATACATGATTCGGCGCATTAGTATTTCAAGCGGCCACCCGCTTGTTGACATTTGCAAAGAACACGGCTATCCTGTTGAGTATCGTCGCAACTTCGACGGATCGGACGATCATGGTACAGTTATCGTGGAGTTTCCGTTCTCGTTCCCAGACGGCACGGTACTGGCCAAAGACGTGACGGCAATTGACCAATTGGAATTTGTGCGCCGATTGCAAACTGACTGGTCAGATAACAGCGTGTCCTGCACGGTGTACTATCGCAAAGAGGAGTTTGACGACATTAAGCAATACTTGAAAAAGCACTACAACAAAAACTTCAAGTCATTGTCATTTCTGTTGCACAGCGAGCATGGATTCGACCAAGCCCCTTATGAGGAGATCACGGAGGAAGAGTATGGTCGCCGTGTAAAATCCTCTAAGCTAATCACGCAATTTAAGGGCGAGCTAGAGCTAGGCGAAACAGATGAATGTGTAAGCGGGGTTTGTCCCGTAAGATAGTACCTATCTGCACTAGGAGAGGTTAATGAGTATTCCGCGCAAGGCGCCAGCAATACTAGAGGTACAAAAGTTAGCAAACGATCTGCCCGTCGGGGGCGATACCCGCGTGGTATGCCCCCGATGTAACGGCGGTGGCTCTGGTGAGCGTAGCATGACAATCAGTCGGCTACAGCCCACTAGGGCGCATTTTACCTGCTGGCGGGCTACTTGTGACATGGGCAACGGCATTGTCAGCCTAACCAAGGTCAATGGTGAATTACTTACAAAGGGCAAAGACCCGCGCACAGCCACAAGTAAGCAGATTAGCATACCCTCTATACCCCTCACAGACCGCCACAGAGCCTATCTGAGGCGCTTTCTGCGCCTAGATGATGCCATGATAGCCTATGGGCATATTACGTCCGTACAGGACGGTAGAATTTGCTATGGTATATTTAGCCCGCAGCGCCGCCGTTGTGGTAAGGTAGTGCGGTTGTACAAGGAAATGTACATTGGGCATAGCGAGACTGCCACGATCCCCAAGGCGCTTAATCAGATGTTCTCTGATACAGCTATTCCTATGTCATGGTATTATAAGGGCCGGCAGGTTAAAAAGCAGACGGATACGCTGGTGCTAGTAGAGGACATTCCCTCAGCCTTGCGCCTAAACCCCTATGTAGATTCTGTTGCTCTTTTAGGGACATCATTTGGCCCAGAAAAGCAAAAGATCGTTAACAGTCGTCGATATGGCACCGTGTATCTGGCGTTGGATGCCGACGCATCACGCCGAGCCGCCAAGATTAAGATGACGCAAAACACAAATGTACGCAATCTCAAAGTCAAATTCTTAAATAAAGACATTAAGAATATGAAAGACGATGAATTACAGAACTTTCTTAAGGAGATACTGCCTAATGAATATCAACATACCACCGATTGAGTGCTATATCCGTGCTGAATACCTGTACAATCTGGAATCCCATCACGGCGAACTAATCGAGGGCACAGCCTTTGCAGTCAAATCATTGCAAGGCAATGCCTTATTATTTAATGTAATGACCGATATTGGTGCAGTGTATGATAAGGTGCCGATTAGTGCGCTAGTTAACTTTGAGCAGCCTGACGCCCCGCACTGTCCATTTCATGTATTACAGTTATGGGATTGCTTTTCATACAATCCCCATGTAGCCCAGTTTATGTTTTTGAAGAACAAGCGGTGCATGGTGATGCTTAAGAACGGGCGCAAAGAGGAGGGCATATACCGATTTACGATTGATTGGGATGCTGATAGCTCTAACCGCATTACTACAAGCTACGCAGAGGAGCCTAGCCAGCACAAGTCAGCCCATGTGATTGAATTACTAAATGGCAACTTCTGTGCGTACCCTAATAACAGAATACTGTGGAATGAGCCTAGCATGGTCTCAGAGCCATTTAAGAACATTCCTGACTACAAATTGAATATGCAACGGTATTGCTGCGAGTCTCACGATAAGTGGGCTACCGATGACACAGACAACTATATGTATAACTTAGACGGTGATAACAATGAAGAATAGCACAATTATTGCAATTGATCCCGGCGCGTATGGCGCTCTAGTAGCCATTTACAAGGATGGTGATGTAGAATATCAGTGTATGCCTATGACGCTATCTAAGCACCGCGTTGTGGACGCCATTCGTGTAGGCGAATTTATTGATCGCATATCACATACGGATGTGATTCTTGTATGGGAAAATGTGCATAGCTTCCCCGGACAGGGCGTTGCTAGCTCATTCAAATTTGGATTGCAAACAGGGCTTGTGGTGGGGGCTGCTATTAGCCGTGCCTCTGGTAATGGTGTGCTAATCTCCCAGCACAAAGTACAGCCTAAAGCATGGAAGCAGCATTTTGACTTATTGAAGACAAAAAAAGAGGCCGCTGTAGACAAGATGAAGGAATTACTCCCTAACCATGACTTTAGCGGCCTTAATAAATCGGCGTTATCTGGTGTTGCTGATGCTTACCTTATTGGTAAATACTTTATTGATACTCAGATGTGATTAGAACGCCAAGCGTTGTAATTTAATAGTACCAATACAGCCATTAAAAATAATACCGCCAGAGCTTTTGCCTTGGCAGTTTTCTTGCCATCCTACTAATTCAAATTTGGCGTTTAGCCCGTTTTCGGACGGGATTAGTTCCACCATTCCTACAGGATCGCCCAATACAGTATTCCCTTTCTGGGAGTATTTACCCCCCATCCAAGGGCCGCTTGGCTCTGCCAATGATACTGCACAGGGAAACTCCTCGCAGTTTTCCAATGCTACAAGAAATGCACTCGACCCATCAGGGCGATACAAATACCAAAAAATACCATGCCCAAAGCCAGAGTCTGCGGTGATGTTAAAGCCGTGCCCGGTATTCTCTGGATCATACCATGAGCCAGAGTAATCATTAGCCCATACCGACATCGAGAGGGCAATTCCGATCAAAAGTGTGCTTAGGGTTTTCATAGGTTACTCCATTGTGGGTGCTAAATTATTTAATTTTTACGCGAAGCGCTAGGTCGCGGCTCATTCGCTGGCTTCAGCCTCTACACCAGCCCACGGCAAGCCATGCAAAACGGGCGGGTTTTTCTGGCGCTCAATATCTGCATCCAGCCTAGCTTCCAGCGCTTCAGCCCAGCCTTCTTTAGCCGTCAGCCAGCCAACCACATCGGCTTCCGTTAGCTGTTCAAATGGGATAAAGTTTGGCGACTCTGGATCGGGTTGAAATGATTCTGCGCCGTAGGCGGTTGCAACGATAGTTTCACCGTTAGGTGCGGTGTATTCGCCATCGGTTTTGGATGCTGTCCAATGGGCCGTAATTACGCCATCGTTGTCTGATTTTCTGTGTAATTGTGCTATATTGATTTGCATGTTATGCTCTTATTATTGCGGTTTCTCAGGCCATGTGACATTGTGTGGGAAACCTTCTTGTTGTGGTATATCCCTGAGTGCTTGGCGGTATTCAACCCATAGGTCTTTTGTTGCTTGCGGAACATCAGCTAACTGTGTCCAGTCTGTTTGAGCAAGCAGTATATTTCTCTCCATTCGCACTTGCGCCGCAAATTCTGCATCGGTTGGTGGAGGTGGTGGCTCATACGGGGCAACTTCACCTTTGATAGCTTCGGCGTATATTTCTCGACCATGTTCTTCGCAGTCATTAGGCGATGCAGTAAAAGGAATCCAACCAAATTCAGGGTGATTGATTTCACAATCAATGTTTCCAGATTCTGTGTATTTACAATTTCTAAATTCCATTTTTATTTCCTTATGCGATTCTTAGCCAGAGGGTTGCGCCAACAAAATTGTTGTTGAAATTGTTTGTAAATTCGACTGCCGTAACTGTTCCCATGCATCTCCAAGTCCCGGACACTACAGAAAACTGGCGTAGGAGATTAATTGATGTGAAAGAGTTCATGCTCATGCTAGTAATGGCTGCTGAAGTGTATAAAGAAGATCCGCCGACAGTTTGACCAAGATTAACATCAGCACCTGCACCACCAAAAACATAAGTCCCAACCGCACCTGCTGTTGTTGAACCCAAAAAACCATCACCAGAACCTAAAGTAGCCATATCCTTACTCCTTATGTGTTAATTTTTTATTTTTGCGCTGTGCCATTGAGCCGCAGACTTGATCTAATAAATGTACTCATGTATTACTCTTTTTCTCACACAATTTACACATTGTGTGTTTGAGCTGTTCAATCTCAGTTTGTTGTGCTTTGATGGCTTCAATGAGCAATCCCACCATGTGACCGTATGCCACACTGTAGCCTGACTCTTCATCTCCACCCACCACTTCTGGCATCACAGGTAATACCTCCTGTGCAATCACACCTGTGTGAACCTGATCCGCATCGTCTGTGTCGGTGCGAGTGTATCTCACGCCGCGCAACTGCTTTACCTTATTTATCGCATCATCAATGGTTTCAATGTTGGTTTTGAATCTGCGATCCGATCCTGCTTGGATAGTTCCTGAGGCCAGTATGTTGCCTACTACATGTAGCTTTTGACTGGGGGAGGTGGTGTTGATACCAACATTGCCACCAGTTGTTATTCGCATTTGTTCAACTAAATTTGAGGCAGCAGCCGCAGAGTTTTTCACAAGGAACGTAATAGCTCCTGTAGATGACCCAGATGGGCCCGTATTGACTGCCCCTATAGCACCATAAGAAGCAATCTGTGAATCGGTTGCACCTCTACGCCCTCTAAATGTTATAAATGGCCCTATATTATCCCCTGAGCTACCAACCTGTGTGTTTACTAAGTCAATTTGCCCATGGGTATTGTTGCCCGAACCTGATATGCCTACAGTATTAGTGATTGAAAGTTTTGTGTCAGGCGAAGCTGTACCAACACCCACATTCCCAGACGCATCCTTCACCACCTGCCCGCTTCCAAGATTGACTACACCTGTGCCACCTGTCAGCGTTCCTGTATAGGCTAGGTTGTTGAAGTTGCCCGTACCCGCGCCGAGTGTGGTAAAGTTGCCCGTGCTGGGTGGCGTAGTAGTTCCAATAGGCGTGTTGTTGATTGAGCCGCCAGTGATTGCGACATTGTTGGCGTTCTGGCTGGCAATCGTTCCCGCGTCTGAGATAGTCGATAGCGTCTGCGTTCCTGTATGCGTGGAGCGATCTCTAAGGTCTGCCGCGCTTACATTGTCCACATTGCCCAGACCAACCTGTGCTTTAGTTACTGAGTGCGGATTAGTGTCGTCCTGAATGTGCGTGGTTAGGTTTGACTGCACAGCCGAGGCAGAACCAGCGGGGTCAAAGTCCTCTGTATTCGCAGCAGCAGCC